AGATATATCACGCTCTGGCCGAAACGTAGTTATCCGTACCGCTGAAGGTGGTCATTATGAGTCTGTTCGTCACATCGACGACCCTAAGTTGCAGCTCAATTCTGACCATCGAGAAAATGGTGGTTGGGATTTCACAGAATTCCACAAGCAAGAGTGTAAAGAGCGTGAGGAGCTTAGAGCGCGAGTAGCAGCACTAGAGTTTTCCGCAACAAAAAGCACTGTTCGTCGGAAAAAAGCCTCGGATTCAAAAACCGAAGAGACTTATCGCAGTTTAAGAGAGCGAGCTTTAGGTCTTGGGATTGAGTTCAAAGGCAATCCTAAGCGACAATGGTTAGAGCAGAAAGTTCAAGAGTTCGAATCAGAAGTCTCTGAAGCTACTGTTTAGTTATAGTTTGTCCCAGCCCACTTGATATCCAAGTGGGCTGGGGTTGTTATATAGAAAGCACCAAACATGGCAACTTGGGAAGAATCAAAGCATCCTATGTCCGGCATATGCAGGCAGTGGATGGAGAAAATCAAACAAGCCAAAAAGCGTAAGCATGAGCATTTTGGTAAGTATGCTGATGAGGCCATGAAGTTTTTCGATGGTGCTCATGACTGGATGTGGAAGGGTGAGTACGCCAAAGCTAGTGGTGGATTTCTAGACAAAGAAGCACAAGGTGCTTTGCCTAACTTTCGCATGACAGTAAATCGTGTGTTTGAGGCGGTGGCTTTATTTGGCCCAGTGCTTTATCACAGGAATCCAGCTATTCAGGTAACACCTCGTATGCTTCCAGAGATTTCTCCCGTAGCTATGGGGATTAATCCTGATGACCCGCAATTAAGTCCTTACTTTGAAACATTTCAAATACAGGATGATTACATAGCGGAAATACGTCGTTCTCACGCTAACATCAAAGAGCATTACCTTAATTGGCTACAATACGAAACAGATAAGAAAGCCCAGTGCCGTCTAGCTATTAATGAGGCAATTATCAAAGGGATGGGTATCCTGTGGACAGAGATGTACCGTCCAAAAGGTTCCCCGCATCAGCATCCTAAAAGCACCTTTGTATCTGTAGATGATATTGTCGTAGACCCAGACGCTGAATATTGGGAAGACGTTACATGGGTTGCTCGTAAGTGCGTTCACCCAGTCTGGAAGGTAGATAGAAAGTATGGGCTAAAGGGCGACTTAAAAGGAAACCTTGAATCCATCAATGCTCAGGGTGAAGTTTACGCCAATGGACGAAAAAAGACTTCGGCGGAGAAGCGAAGTGGGCGTACTCATGACCTTATAGAATACTGGGAAGTTTACACTAAATGTGGGTTTGGGGATAAGTTACACCTAACCAATAAAGGAAACGGTGATAACGAGAAGTACGATTGGAGTAAGTTTGGTGACTTCTGTTACATGGCAATTTCTCCTGACGTACCATTTCCACTTAATTGTCCATCAGGGGACTTAGAGAAAAAGGGATTCGAGGAAGTATTCAATCAGGTTCAGTGGCCGATACCTTTCTGGTGTGATGGCGGCTGGCCATTTAGTCGGTTGCATTTCCATAGTAAGCCCAAAAGCGTATGGCCTATTTCAATGATAAAGCCTGCCATTGGCGAGCTTAGGTTTGTGAACTGGTGTATGTCATTCTTAGCTGACAAGGTAGCAGCAGCATCGACAACATATGTAGCAATCGCTAAAGCAGCGGGGGCAGAAATACAGGACCAGATTAAGTCAGGCTTAGGTCCGTATACACACATCGAGATTAGCGAAATATTTGGTCGTAGCGTAAATGATGTAGTGTCGTTCTTAGATGCTCCTCAGTTCAACGTAGAAATCTGGAATATGGTTCGCCAGGTTCTGGAGCTGATTGATAAGAGAACTGGATTAACAGAGCTTATCTATGGTTTGTCTGGCCCTACTCAAATACGAAGTGCATCTGAAGCAGAGATTCGAAATCAGAACGTATCTATTCGGCCTGACGATATGAGTAGTCAGGTAGAGGACTGGCTCAGTGTTTGTGCCATGAAGGAAATGGAAGCAGCGGAGTGGGCTTTAAGTGCTGATGATGTTAAGCCAGTGCTAGGTGCTTCTGCTGCTTATATCTGGACAAAACAGATTAAAGCCCAAGACTTCGAAGATTTAGTTCGTGATTACACATATCGTGTCGAAGCGGGCTCTGCAAGGAAACCTAATAAAGTTAATCGGGTTCGTCAACTTAATGAGTTTGCACAGATTGCTATGCCTCAGCTTCAGCAATTCGCAGCACAAGGGAACATGGAGCCTTATAACGCATTTATTACAGACTGGGCTAAGGCAAACGATTTAGACCCAAGTCGATACCTAGTTAATCCGGAGCAGGGTCAAGACGAGCAGCAGGCTGCAATGCAACAGCAGCAAATGCAAATGCAGCAACAGCAAATGCAGATGCAACAGCAAGCGCAGCAGGCCCAGCAGCAGCAAGAAGCTCAGAAGCAACAAACTGAGATGCAGCTTAAACAGCTAGACATGCAGGCCAAACAATTAGACATTCAAGCCAAGCAAGTTGACTTAGAATCCTCAAAGCAACATCTGGAGATAGATAAGCAGAAAAACCAGATGGAACTAGATTTCATGAAGCAAAAACATGAAATACAAATCAAGGAGAAAAAAGATGCCTAGCCCTCCAAACCAAGGCATACACCGTAAAGGCGACCCCAATAGAAAAGAAGAACCTAGGCCCAGTATGAGTCTTTTGGATGCTTTATTAGCTGGTGGAAAGGACACATTTACATCCTACGAAACCATAGCACCCGGAGGGTTAGAGTGGCTATGGGATAGAATCGGCGGTGAAGGCACATTTAAGGGGGGAGGTGTTCCGACTGAAGAAAGACAACATAACTATACCATGAAGATGATTCGAGACTGGGATGAATATGCCGACAAACATGGTTATAAGCGTCCTGAAATACCAAAGGGTGTATTGGATTATTACGAACGAACTGGGAGGATTCCTACCGGGGGAAGAACGGCCAAGGAGATGGGGCAGAGAATGTTATATGCCGGTGACATAGAACATGTTAAACCGGGGGGATATGACGTTTTAACAGCCCATGGAACCCAAGGTCCCCATGGTGACAGAAGGAAGCCTTCTCTAGAAGGTCGAGAAGCGCTAGATTACCTTCTTAGGTATCAACGGAATCAGGCACCAGGTAGAGTACCAACTATTTTCGCGCCACGAGATTAACAATGCAAAGTAAAGAAGAAATCGTCAGCAAGGTCATGGACATTATCGGCAATATAAATGCAGAAGAAATGACTCAGTATAAAAGCGGGGATGAGCCAGCACCACGAGGTGAGCTTATTCGTCGTTACCACGTTAAGCAGGCAGAGCAGGGTCACAGCCCGGCCGAATTTACAAATTATGCAGATAAAGGTTTTGCCGACGCAACGGAGTGCAAACCGCTTATTCAGGCTTTCGGTGAAATTAAGACTCCCGAAGGAACGATTCATATCAAGAAAAGGATTTCGTAATGAGTTATGAGCGTTACAAAAAAGAATGTGCAGACAAAGGTCAGGCATGTGTAGATTTCTATGACGATTTGATTGCTTCTGGAAATAAACCCGGATTTGCAGCAATGCTTGCTTTACGTCAGCCGCCAGGAACCAAAGGAACAGAGCGAGCTTTCTTAGAAGGCATGACTAGCTGGGCTGATAACATGCACAAGGATAACCGTGATAATATATTTAAGGCTGCAAAGAAAGCTGGCATTAGCACAGAAGGAAAGATGTACAAAGGTGGACTTGGAAAGCCAAGTGACCCAATGGCGTGGATTTCTACACAGGATGATGTCAAGGAAGTGTGTAAAATAAAGGGGTACACTTGCTCTGGAGCAGTAAACTACAAGGCACCAGACCGTGAACCACCTAAGAAGAAGCGTATTGCGAAGGACATTAGAGACCGATATGTTGCTCAGGAACTTGCTAGCAACCCATCTTTAATGGAAAAAGTGAAGAAAAATCCGAAAAGGATTAAAGAGGTGCAGGAAAAGGTAACTGAGAAGCACACTAAAAAGAGATAGCACATTGTCATTTCAAACACCAAGCCGATTAGACCAGAGCCCATTAATAATGGAGTTGTTAAACAATCCCCGTTACAAGGACTCTCCGCACAGTAAAACCGCACAAAATATGGCAATGACGCCAGAACAGGCAGTTCGCCATATTATGAGAAATCCACTGAACTTTGCTCCTAACGAGAAGCGAGGTGCTTTGATTTCAAACAACAATGTACGCAAAGAGATGCGTAAACAAAACAACAAAGAAGCAATCATAGGAAAAACAAGGAGATTGTAATGCCTATAGGACCACAAGGAGAGCGTTTGCCTTATCCGGGAGAGCCGGGTGCTCAGGGACCACCGCAAGGTGGGCCACCTGCTCAACCCCCGATGCCCGGAATGGGCGGTGGCATGGCACCTCAGATGCCAGCACCGAATCCAGCAGTTACTGACTTAGAAACAATTAGGCGGATGAAAGATGCAGAAGTAGCTAAGCTAATGGGCAAACCTTTGCATCAGGCGTTTTCATCTACTCCTCCAATGACTCCTCCGATGGCACCCCCACCACAAATGCCTCAGCAGGCTCCGCCAATGGGTATGCCACCACAAGGACCACCACAACAGGGTCCTCCACAGGGTCCTCCACAGGGTCCCCCGCAACAGATGCCTCCACAAGGGCCTCCACAGGGGCGACCACAAGTACCACCTCGACCTCCAATGATGGGTTAAAACAATGGCAGTAGATGATGGTTTATTAACCTATCACGATGTTTTAGATTACGTGACAGCCCTTACCGATGGCGGTGCACGAACTAAAGACCTTCGGCTTTTCAAGGAAGCAATCCTTGGCGCCTATAGGGATGTTGCGTCTGCTGCTGAGTGGGACTATTACATGACAGAGGGTAGGGTGGACTTAGTGGCCAGCTATTCTACTGGTACAGTTGCGTATGACCACACAGGAGGAGCCAATGAGCTTCAACTAACTCTTTCCGACGGGACTTGGCCGACATGGGCTAAGTACGGAAGAATTCGCATCGACGATGTGGTTTACCCCGTAGATGATAGGATTTCCAACAGTATAGTTACGCTCGACACATCTTTGAATCCCGGTGCTGACATCTCCGCTGGGACCTCCTACGAGATGTATCGAAGCGTATACCCGCTGCCCAGCGACATGTGGCGTTTGTATGACGTTGCTGTGGAAAAGAGCTTTTGGGTTCCGTACTATATAACGCCAACCCAATGGCTCCAGCGGGAGAGATTTGTCCAGAACTCAGGTCAAACCTGGGCTTGGACAATTATGAAGTCCCCCGATGACGAGGGACGTTGGGCTTTGTGGGTGGACCCAAGTCCGAGTACAGCCGAGCCTCTGGGATTTATCTATCGGCGGCGACCCCGCACTTTGCGATGGGCCGGAACAGAGACAGAGGCACGGTCGTACACGGCTGGTGGAAGCGCAAGTGCGTCTACCGCAACAACCAGCACAGCTTTGCCTTCCAGTATGGTGGGGTCGATTATTCGATTCGGAACAGCCGCCACCCATCCTTCTGGGCTTGCTGGTAATAGCCCTTTTATAGAGCAACATAAAATAAAGTCAATAAGCTCTACGACAGTTACTTTAGATGGAACTCTAAGCCAAGCTCATAGCAGTGCGAAAATAGTAGTGTCTGACCCAATCGACATGAATGACCAGATGCAAGAAGCGTTAAAAGCACAGCTAGAGTATCGGCTCGCAAGATTCTCTAACGACACTAGGGACATGATGACAGCCAAACAGATAGCAGATGCAGAGTTACGTCGGGTACTGGAATCAGAGTCTCGTCATTTTAGTGGGAGAGGAGGTTCTTCTCACTCTCGTTACAACTACATGTTTAGGCATTTAGATGGACAAATAACAACGGACGGATAGTATGCCAAGAATATCTAATTTCACGGGCTTAATGACCGACATGGATTCTGGTGATGTTCCACCGGGTGCAGCGACCAGTATGCAAAACGTGAGCACCACTGCTGCCGGTAAGTTAAAGCCTCGCTTAGGAATCCAGCCAGCAACATTTACATCTACCAGCACTATATCAGCATCAAACTATCACACATTTCAGCGTCTGTGCTTCTGTAAGACCCGTAGAGGCGATTTAATAGCCGTTAATGGGATAGACAGGGGTTTTCGCTGGGATGGCAAGACGGCTGCTGTAGAGGCTCTGGGGATAACTGCACCGTCCGCAGCACCTACGATTGCTCGTGCAGTATTAAATACCGCTGATAAAGGTAAGCCTATTACGGGAATAGTTAACGCCAGTAGTTTATATCGTATTACCAGCAATGGTCATGGTCTTAGTGATGGAGACACCGTTCGAATTGGAAATGTTGTAGCTACTGGAGCTATGGCAAACGACTTAAACGGACAGAGTTTTACAATATCTAACAGTGCGACTAACACATTTGATTTAGTTGGTACATCTTTCGATGGGTCTTATTCATCGGGTGGAACGTGGTCGCAGTCTGGATATGGTGCCACTGCCGGAACCTATGTATGTGGCTACAGGTACATAGATAACACGAGTACGTCGATACCAAGTAGCCTCACAGGTTTAACAACAGTCACGGCATTAGAAAGCGATTTCTTTTCTTGGTCTTCATTATCCACGACCACCGAAACCAGGGCTCAGCATAAGGTCGAATTGTATCGTTCGGCAGCGGGCGTCACTAATGTTTTGTACAAAGTGGCAACGATTAGTTACTCAGGCTCGATGTCTTATACCGATGAAGTAGATGATACAACGCTCAATAACAGTTCGGTTGACGATACTTTGTTAATCCTTGTCAATCCTCCTGTTAATAACAGCTTGGTGGCACGTCGGTTTGAGCCTCCACCGAACGACAGACCTATCGTCGTCCAGTTTCAGGACCGATATTTCTACGGCGGCTTAGTTAAATATAATCGTGGCACAGTTACAACCAACGGAAACACGACCATTAATGGAAGTAGTACCGATTGGGTTAGCACAATGGCAGGTCGATACATTGAAATAGATGGTGAGGTTGCTCCGCTATTAATATCAAGTGCCAGTGCTTCAAGCATAACAACAGCAACGGCAGCGGGAACTAGTGCTTCAGGCAAGAGTTATGTAATTCTCCCAGAAGAAACCAAGCGTCGGCAAGTAATGTTTAGCGAACCGGATGAGCCGGAAAGTGTTCCCGATGTGAATGTCTTTACCGTACAGGAAGTTGGCAATGACGATGATGACATTATCTCCTTAATGCCTTTAGGTACTACACTTTTCTTAATGGGAAAGCGTCATAAATATGGGTTTGGATACTCAAGTAATCCAGCTATAGATGGCTCTGTTCGTTATGTCGAAGACCGAGGTGTTTTCAATCACTACTGCTGGGACACGTTTTCAAACGCAGCATTTTTGATGGACGACATGGGCCCGTACATGTTTAGTGGAGGCAGTCAGGATATAGGCCAGCCAATTAAAGACTTGTGGCGTAAAGATGGAGACGGAGACAAGATAGATTTTACAAAGTCGGATAAGTTTTTCGTGAAGTGCGACCGAGCTAAGAACCGAGTCTATTTCTTTGTGTCATTTACAGGGGATTCAGAAGCATATCCAACAAGAGCGTTGGTTTACAATATATCGAAACAAACATGGGATTTGTATCATTACCCACAGCAGATAGGTTCAGCCACAAATTTGCAGGAATCCAATGAGACAAAAGTTATTTTCGGCGCTGAAAATTCTAAAGTGTATATTGCTGATAAAGGTAATACCGATATCGTTACCTCGGAGGTTAAGGGGACCTGCACAAGCAGCGGGAGCACTACCCTTACTGATTCCGGAGCCAGTTTTGCTTCTAGTGTTGTTGGTGCTTCCGTTTATATTTATGAGGGCACTGGTAAAGGTCAACGCAGAACTATCAGCAATAGAACCTCCACCCAGCTAACCGTGTCGTCTGCATGGACAACAAATCCTGACACAACAAGTAAATATGTAATTGGTGCTATCGAATGGAATTGGAAGTCATCATCTTTCGGTCTTCCAGAGGCAGACCAGCGTTCTAAGAGGGAACTAGGCATAAAGTTTAAGCCGACAGAAAACGACCAAAGAGTAGACGTTCGTTTTTACTACAACAATAGTGATACACCCCTTGAGCATGGAATGTCGCAGGTTCTTGGAGATGCCGTAGAAATACAAGAGACCAACAAATCTGATGTGGTGGTTTACATGGAAGACGACAGGAACGATTTGGAAACATCTTCTGGCCATGAGCGCTTTCGTTTCGACGGAATGTATAGTGGAACATCGCACGGAGACCACAAGGTTTCTATAGAGCTTCGTGGTTATTCAGCTAATGATGCTCAGGAGATACAGCGCCTAGACGTAGATGGCGTGGAGGGATAGAGTGTACGCAAAGCAAAGTGCTCACTTTGACCGATTACTTGAAACTGGATTCTCCGAAGAAGCAATTCAGATTTTCAGAGACATATTCGCCAATCCTACCGTAGAGCTTCATCATGAAGGTCTCGTTAATTTAACTGGCAGTGTGGTAGGCCCTAAAATACAGTCTGGTAGGTGGGCGGTAGCCCAGCATAACTGGGATTACAATCCTGATGCCACAACATATCCCAGCTCTAGTGGGAAAATGGGCTACGTTGTTTGCAAAGAAGCGGACGACATGAACGGCACTGGCACAACTGGTAGGAGTGATATCGAGATATACCTACCTACGGCACCCGGCCAAGACCCTAATATCATAGAAGGAGATGTCATTCTTTTCTTTGAAGCTCCCGGAGGAACTTTTATGGCACCGGGCTACGGGGATTTGAGAATAGGTAGTGTAAGGGCGGACGTAACCGGAGAATCTGAATCAAAAGGCTGGAAAGCCATGAACGGTACAGAAAA